GGGATGCAGAAATGCGGAAAGTGCGCTCATAAAGAATACCTCCTATCAGTTGCCCAGATTGACCGGGTCGGAAAATGCTTTCAGACGGTTTACCTTGGTGTAGCTGAAATTGAAGTCATAGTTCAGCATTGCTTCGTCGTCGTTCAGGATGGACAGCGGAATCTCACCGGTCAGCATACAGCCATAATAGCCCATGACCTGATCGCCCACGCTGGCCGTGGGGTCGTTGTTGGTGATGGTGATATCAAAGGTTTCCATTACACCAGTGTTGATATACTGCAGCAGCATATCGGTGAACAGGTTGCTGCCGTTGGAACCAAAGTAGACATTGCCGGTGCCGGTCTGCGTGACACCATTGGCCTTTTTCTGCACCGTGCGGGTGCCGATGGTCTTCATGTCCGAGGTCTGAATGCCAGCCACAGTCTTGATGTTTTTCATGCCGCAGATCTCTGTGATGCGGCCATCACGAGTGACGGTGATTTTGCCTTCGGCACCGTTCAGGGTGTCCTGTGCAAGCAAATACATTAAAATCCCTCCTTACGACACATCCAGCGTGATGTAGATCTTGTTGGTGCTGCCCACGGCTTCGATCGCCAGCGTGATAAGCACCGCGTCCTTGGCATCGCCCTTCTCAACGGTGACATCGGTTTCGCCATCAAAGTTCTGGATGCCACCGGATGCCTGCAGCTGGGTCAGGTACTTCACGACGGCGCTCTTGTACTCCATGCGGCCCGCATCGGTGTTGTCCACAATGCCCACATAGTTCTTGGAGAACTGAGAATACAGGTCGTTGGCGATGGTGTTGCACAGCCGCATGGTACGGTTGTAGCGGTACACCTCGCCGAGCTCCGAAGTGTAGGTGACCAGAGAATTGATATCATACTCCACGCGGACTGTACCATCATCGGCATTCAGGACGAACTTGCCGGAATTGATGGCATCCACGTACTGGCTGTGGGTCAGCCGGGGAGAGATGTCCACAGCATTGGGATAGACGGCGTTGGTCAGATCCTGTCCGTAGGTGGCGGCAGCCAGTGCGCCGCCTGCCCACCAGCACACCTGCTGCGGGGTCAGGGTTGTGCCATCGTCCAGCACAACGCCGGTGTCCACGTTGACGATATAGCGGGTGTCAGGATTGGTGCTGCCGGATTCCACCAGCTGAGAATAGCGGCCCGTCTCGGTATTGACCCGCTTGATGAAGCTTTCCATCGCGGTATGCGCCGTGTTGTCCGCGCCATCGTAGATCAGCACATCGAACTTGTAGGGCTCAATGGCGGTCAGGAATGCGCTGTAAGCCGAAGCTGCTACCACGCCGTCCTCTCCGCCGGTCAGGGCAGTTCCGACATTGGCAGTCAGAGCGCCGGTGCCGCTCCAGTCCACCCAGCTGTTTGCAGCCAGTTCTTCCACCGTCTTGGCGGTCTGCTGGTCTTTGATCTCACCATCCACTACAGTTGAGACCTCAAAGCTGCCTTCCGGCGAGGAAAGCGCCGTCACAACGACGGAGATATCGTTCCCGCGTACGCCCACATACTTTGCGGTAGCGGTCAGCGGCGCGATCTCCATGGTGGCTTTTACGGCACCACTGGCCGTGGGACGGTACAGCAGTACCTTGCGGGGCGCTGCCGTGCGGTTGGTGCCCTTGAAGATCTCGGTCAGAAACCGGTTTTCCGGCGCAGTAATATCATAACCGGTGTACACGGTCATGTCGGCACCGGCATCGATCTCAATCACTTTGGCCGTCGGACCCCAATGCAGAGGTTCACAGAGCGCAGCAATGCCGCGGTCGCCGACGGTCAGATCCTGTTTGTTCTTCGACCGGAAGCGAAAGTAAACGCCCGGCCGGACTTTGTTTTGTACGGTAAAGGTTCCACCTGCTGCCATAGCGGGTCACTCCTTCCAAAAATCTTTCACAGCGGCCTGCGCCTCTGCGAGGGTGTAATACGGTTTGTTCAGTACCGCAGCCAGAAAGTCCGGCTGATATCTCGCAAAACGCGGGTCCTTCAGCAGAACTTCACGGCGATACTGGGTTTCTTTTTCTTTCATTTATCCACCTTCTGATCGATGCTCAGGGTCTGCATCTTTACAGCATCTTCGGGCTTTTCCACAAAAATACGCAGCTCGAATTTGTAATGCAAACCGTCGGAATCAATGTCTGTCTTGCGGTCATAGGCCCGCAGCAGGGCGGTGTCTGTACCATCGGTATAGGGAAACACCTCCATGCAGAGGTCTAAGGTTTCTGCGGCGGAACTGTACTGCTGCTGCAGGTCAGGCAGGTTGTAATCCAGCAGATAGGTCAGGTCTACGCCGATGGTGCGCAGCCAGCGCCCACCCGGGTGCGGTTTGATGTTGGAATACCGCTGCTGCAGGAACATGCAGGGCGGTTCTACACCCTGCTGGGCGGGATCTTCAAGCATCTGCACACCGGGCAGGACAGGCGCGAGATGTGCCGCCAGCGAACGTGCAATGGTGGTAACTGTAAAGTTCATCTCAGAATCCTTTCCAGCTCTCTTCCGGTTCTTTCCAGTTCCGCCTGCAGCGTTTCTTCGTAAGCCTGCTGGGCAGCATCGGTCATGTGCAAGCCTTCCACGTACTGCGTTTGGGTGCCCACCATGATGCCCACCTCATCTTTACGGCTGGGGTCATATTCCAGCAGGCCGAAAGCAGGGTTCACATACAGGCCGGGCACAAAATGTTTGTCCATCCGGTGGCCGTCATTCACAAAAGAAGCATATTCTTTGTTATTATTCAGCTCGGTGACATACTGCCCGGCCTGCTGCTCCGGGATGATCTTGCTGTCCGTGGCCCAATGCTGCTTCAGTTCACCGGTGCGGGTGTTGATGCCGCTCAGGCTGTCTGCTGTGGGCGGGGTCTTTTCCTGTGCGGCTTCCACTGCGCGGATGGTGGCGTTCTTCGCGGCAACAGAAATCATATCCGGCAGAACTTTTTGAGCTGCTTCCAGTTTTTGAATGTATTCATCCAGCGTCATTTCACACGCTCCTGCTTCAACAGTGTGATCTCCTGATGGGCCAGCCCCGGCATGACCGCACCGAAGGGTTCATAATAGCGCTCCGGTGTGTCTGCAAAATAGCGCTCGTCCGGCGCAGTATAACCCAGCTTTGCACCTCTGTGGATCACCAGCTCATCTCCGGGCTTGATATCCACTTCGATGCCGCAGGCCAGCTTATCGGTCTGGGTGATGCTGGCAGCAGTCTGGTTCATCTGCAGCCCGCTGGTCTTTGTCTGATAGACCCGGCAGGCAACACCGGAAAGCACCTTCCTGCGTTCCATGTGGGTCAGGCTGTTCTCGGTCACTTTCTCATTGCGGAACACATCTGCCGTGTCGGTGTACCAGTCCGTCCAGTCCATCCTTCATCACCTCAGATCACATAACTGCCCGCAAGCCCGATGAACCGGGCGCGGTTGGCCAGCATCTGGCCGTAAGTGGTAGCATTCAGGTCGCCCCAGTCCTCAGTGCCTGCGGTCAGGGCGGAGGTGTCGTAGGTCACAGAACTGTCGCCCAGTGTGGCGGATTTCACCACGCCCACCAGTGCACCGGAAGCTGCAGCCTGCGCAGGCGTTGCGCTGCTTTCAGCAAAGGTGCGCAGCTGCAGGGTCACGTAATGTGCCACATACAGCCCCACGGCGTAGTGCCAGCTGTACAGCCATTTGTCCGGCTGTACGCTGACATTGGCCATGCGCACGATCTCATTCAGCAGAGCATCCGGCAGGTGACACTTGCCGTCGGCATTGCAGAACTGCGGATATTCTTCCTTGAACTGCTCAGCGGTGTAATTTCCGACGCTGCCGCCGAGGTTCGCCGCCTGCTGGCGGACTCCACCAAACTGTGCACCGTAGATCATGCCGTTCTCCTTACTCTGCCGCAGCAGGCTCTGCGGGCTTCTCCTCAGCCTTGGCCCTGCGGGTCTTTACCGGCTTTTCAGCTGCAGCCTGAATGTCCTTATCGCGGTGTTCGGTGGCAACGATCTTACCATCGGCCGCCAGTGCCTTAAAATAGGCCGTCTCCGCGGCCCAGTCGGGGACGGTGGCAAAACCATCCTTTTTCAGCACGACCGGTGCAACACCGGGTGCAGGGCTGGGAATGATGATGTTGCGCTTTGCGAGGATGAACATGATGCTTCTCCTTTCTCAGATGCCGTCCACGTACAGAATGGAGGTGGGGTAGAACAGCTGCACCTCGGAAATGTTTGCCATGTATGCAGTATCATAGCAGACATTGGTCACGTTAGGAGCAGTCATGATGCGGCTCATAGGCACCAGTTCGTCCATCTTGATGTAACGGGGCTTGTTCACGTAACCCACCATGCGGTCGGTCTTGCCGGTACCTGCGCCCTTACACCAGCGGCAGCCGCCGATGAACAACTCACCACCATTCTTGACAGCGGCGTTGTTCTTCATCAGGAAGTCGTAGATGGTCTCGGATGCCAGATCGGACACCATGGTGGTCAGGATGTAGTTGTACTGCTCATAAGGCAGCAGGATGTGGTTGGGGATGGCATCGGTGTCATACTCGCAGGAAGCCCACACAGCGCTCAGCAGGTCGTTCACGTCCTTCAGGATCTGCTGCGGGGTCTTATCCTTCCACTTGGTAGAGGAGGAGTCCGCACCATTGCTGGCAGCAGTGGTCTCGGTGACATTGGGGTTGTTCATCAGGCCGGTGGTGCCGTAGTCCTCGAAGCCGGTGTAGACGTTGGCATCCATGTGCTTGTCGTAGGTCAGGCGGATGCCGTCCTGCAGCAGCTGATCAAGGCTGCGGCCGATGAGGTTGGAGCGCTGCATGTCCACGAAGTTCACGCGCAGAGCCGCGCTGAACAGGTGCGCCTTGTATGCGCCCTTGGCAACGTTGGCCTGAATGATGGGCGTGCCGTTGGCACCGCCTGCACCCACAGCACCGGAGCCGGAGCCGCCGGTGATGCCGTAGGCCACGTTCATGGCGGTGACGTAGTCCACCCAGCCGCCGCCGGTCTGGATGGGGATATCGCGGGCATAGGTGACGCTGGTGAGGGGCTTGCGGATCAGCGGGTCACGCTTTTCCAGCTCACTGGTCAGGAATGCGCCACCAGACGCAATGCCTGCTGCGTCCATGGTAAAAGAAGAGCCGGACGGCGCAACACCGCCCAGCTTCGGGGTAAACACACCGGCATCGAAATTGCCGACATTCTGGAAATCTGCCATATTCTGTTCCTCCTGTTACACGTTCTGACGGGTGAGAATGACCAGCTCGGCCACGCCGTTTGCGTCTGCAGAGCCGCCCCACTGGCAACCGGTCAGCTTTACGGTGTTGGCGCTGGTGCTGTCTGCCTCGGCCTCAAAGCCGCCCACGACAGCATTGGGGAGCGAAGTGTTCTTGATGATGCGCACGTACACTGCGCCGCCGCGCTTCGGGGTGCCCTTCTGGCACAGCACGTTGATGCTGCCGCGCTGGAACACGCTGCCAGCATCGCCGGTGGTGTATGCGCCGGTGTTCTGGTCAGTGTAAGACAGGGCAGAGCGCATCTCGCGGCCTGCAACGCCCGCAAACCTGTCTGCGGTAACGCCGGAGCCCTGCATCAGGACAACGGCACCATTTGCATCATACATCAGAGCCATGCCGAAGGGCAGGGGCTCTTTTTCGCCCACAGGGCGAGTTACAACGATCATGTCGGGCTGGCGTGCGTAGGAACCGGCAAAGCCGTGCTCCATCTCCGCGCCGATGATCTGCGGATTGAGCTGAGAAAGTGCCATACGATCAAGCCTCCTTATGCTTGTGCGGGTTGAATGCGTCATACGCGGCCTGCGATTCTTCACAGACTGCTTCGTAGCTGGTGCGGCCGGAACGGTGGGCAGCCTGTGCTGCGCTGTCCTGTGCGGCCTTGGTGATGCCTGCCAGCAGGCCGTCCACGCCGTCATCCTTGCCGGGGTCAGCGTCGGCGGGCGGCTGTACAGGCTCCTGTGCCTTCTGCGACAGCGCCTTTACCAGCGTGGTCACGGCGTTCAGGATAGCATCCAGCTTGGCATCAATACTGTTGCCTGCGGGCTTTTCTGCCGGTGCAGGCGGGACACTGTCCTCTGCGGGGGCAGTTTCGGCCACAGGGGGCTGTGCGTCTTTTGCGGGTTCAGCTTCCGGCGCAGATGCGGGTGCGGCTTCCGGCGCGGCAGTCACAACAGCGGCGGGGTTCTTTTCGGATTCGTTCATTGCAGTTCCTTTCTCCGCCGGTGCGGCGGCACTGTCCTGAATGGCAACCAGATGCCCTGCGCGCCCTCTGGGCACGATCGCAACATGGTTTCCTCGGATATTAGTCTGGCGGTATCCCGTGCCATCCGGCGTGTAGCAGCACCGGTAGCCGCAGGACACCTCCCGCGTCACGCCGTTTTCCACATCAGAGATCAGGCCGGGATCCTTCAGGTGAAGGTCAGCGACAAGATAATCGCCCTCCCGGTGAACATTCTCTGCGTGGCCCTTGGCGTAAAGGGCGTGATTTTCCGGCATCAGGCGTTCAGGAGGATGATTCTGGGTTACATCCTTACCCTCGAAACTGGCAACTGCTGCCGGGTCGAACACATCTTCAGGGCGGCGCTGCACCTGCACAAGGCGGTCAGGATCGCCGTCAAGGCCCAGTTCCCCGGCAAAGTATTCCTGCTGGCCGATGCGCGCAATGGGCACGTCATGGCAGATGAGGAAGCCCTCCGGGGTCTTGGTCATGTGTTCGCTGATTTTACTGCCGTAATAGGCAATCAAGGGGCATCACCTCCGAAAAATGGGTATAAAAAAACACGGTGCTGTCTGCATCGTGTTTTAGGGAAACATAAGAAATTATTTGCGACGGTATTCTCCGAAATAAGTTGTTTCAGCTTGTTTTCTTGCATTGACCGCTTCTTCAAGAGTATCAAACATTCCGAGACTTACGTGTTTTTGGTTTACATAAATATGTGCTCTCCAGCGGTTCCCGTAGCGACAAACTCCTGCAACACCGCTCTCTGTACGGGTAAGCTCATGATTCCAAGAGTTTTGTTGCGCTGTTACGAATCGGAGATTGCTTGCTTTATTATTAAGACGGTTTCCATCGATATGGTCACGGCATTTTTCTTTCGGGCAGTTTGGAAATAAAAGCACATGACATAATATTAATTTTCCATCTTTCCAAGTGGCAGCATATCCGCAATGATAACGCCAGCAATGGTGTTGAGCAATCTTCTCCCAATTGGATAAATCCACTTCCATCCATTTGTCAGAATTTGAAAGCTTGACCCGAACAACATCTCCATCGATAGTAAAAATATTCTGCTTTCGACTTCGAATTCCAATATTGCTTCTGTTGCAACCGCAACTTTTGGTTTTTCCATTGCGAAGGTAACAACCACGAACAGAAACGATATTACCACAATCGCATACACAAGAATACATAATTACCGTATCGCCATTAGGATTTATGTGGTCAGGATTTCGGGCTAAGACGGTGAGTTTTCCAAATCGCTGACCAGTTAAATCAGTATGTTTTCTTCCCATCAGCGAGCACCGCCTTTCCGACGGGCACGTTCCTCGCGCACTCCACTGATGCGTCCAGCCATGAAAATATCAGCAAGGAAAGTGTAAAATTGAGCGGCATCGCTTTTCAAAGGTCGGGCACAATACATATCAGCTATATCCTTAGCCCATGCCAGCTCTTGTGTAGTGTGGGCCGCACGATACTTCACAGCCTCGCTCGGAGTGCAGAAAATTGCATTCATAATTTTTGCCTCTTATTCTCTTGTAAGAGGTTACCCGATTTGATATAATAGATTTATCAAAGGGAAACCTCTGATGTCTTATAACGCTTTGCCCAAGATTTCCAGTCGCCGGGCAGGGCGTTATTCTTTTTTCAGACCTTCATAGACTAGCTTTATACCTTGGCGAATCACGTCCGCTTTGGTCATTCCTGTTTCTTCACAGCAGACTTCAAGCATCTGTACATCGGTGTCAGACATACGGATTCGTGTTTCGTGTGTTTTTGGCTCAGTTGTCGGTCTTCCGATTCTAGGCGACATCTTATCACCTCGCTTTTGTGTCACCATAATCATGATAACATGCGGTGACACAAAAGTCAATGACTATTTGATATTCTTAAATATTCTGCTTTCCATTTGTTGTATTGAGAATCATTTAGTTTTTTGTGCTTCATAAAGGTATCGAATCGCTTTGGAACACTATCACCTAGTGCAATTCGATATTTTTGCCAGATATGATACTGAGCAAGCCACTTGGCACGGCCCTGTTCTTTGTCGCGGTAGGCTTTGATCTGTGCTTCGGTGCGCGGGTCGCGGCTGTAGGGGTTCGTCTTGGGGCTGGAAAAGCGCCTGATACGCTCAAGCTCTTCCGGCGTTCGTCCTGCCGGTGTCCACGGGCGGAGACTGTGCAGGCAGTTGGGGTGGATGTTCAGCCAGCTGTTGGAAAGATCATCCGGCCCAGCGGGGTCCATCTTGCCGAAGGCGTCTGAAAGCGGCGGGAAGTCCGGGTCTTTTCCGCTGCGGCTGTACACCCGGCCCTCGTAGGGAGTGCACAGGGCACAGGTGGTGCCGTGGGCGCTGATCTGGTATAGATCCTGTTCCGGGTCAGCGGTTATCACAGACAGGATCTCTGCCTGCCGCGAGGTGGAGCGGGAGACCATTGTTGCATAGGTGTGCAGGCTCCAGTTCCGGCCTGCTTTGTCAGTGAAGGCTGTCACGCCTTCCCGGCGCAGAGCGTCCACAAAGGCGGGCACGCTCTGGTTGATGCCACGCCCTGCAGCCTGCTGTGCGGCTACCTGTTCCAGCCCAACGCGCCGGTAAATGTCCGGTTCCGTGCGGCCCAGCAGGGCACTCTGCAGGCCTGCCAGCACAGTGCTGTGGGCATCGGTCAGCTGGCCCATGAGGTTCATGGTCAGCCGCTGCACAATGTCCGTCTGGGTGCTGGTGAGGGTCTTAGCATTGAGATACCCGGCCCGATGCTTTTCCACCGTCTCGCCGGGCACAGCTCTGGCATCCGGGCGGCGCACATAGAACTGCGCTTCCACAAGGCGCGGTACATACTCCCAGTCCTGCGTTTCAAGCTGGCGGAGAATGGCCTGCACCCGTTCCAGAGCAGCCACAGCGTGATAATCCACAAGGCCTTGACTGCGCAGACGGCCGATCTCGTTGATGATATCTGTTTCGGCACGCAGGTACAGCCGGATGAGCCGTTCCAGTTCCCGGTCAGGGGATGCACGGGCAAGGGTGGGCATAGGCTTCCTCCTGAAAATGGGCAAAAGAAAAGCGCCGGACTTTCGTCTGACGCTTGTACTGTTAAATTAAATGCAGGGCACTGTTTCCTTGATCGTTTTGAGGAAAGCAGCGGCCTTTTTCATCATGCTGTTTTCCTGCAAAAACTCAATGCCTTTCTGCGTAATGCGAAGGTCAATGACTTTGACGCTGACAGCGGAGCCGATCGACGCAGGGAAAACAAGCCCTACAATATAGCCTTCTTCTGTCAGGCTGCGCATGATGTTGAACCAGTACCCCACGGGGATATGAAGAACATCCGCTGAAATGCAGTCCATATCAGGCTGTTCGCCAGCTTTGAAGCAGGCGTAGAGATATGAAAGAATGCGATATGCAAGAACAAAGTAATCATCCTTGGACATAGGTCAATTCTCCTCAAGGTCTAGCCCATCGTCGCCCGGAGTAAGCCCGTCCGGGGCAACTTCATCGAAGTATTCGATAAGTTCTTTCATGCTTGCATCCGGGTGCTTTTGTGCATACTCAAGCATCTCGTCCTCAACCTGATATCCTGCCGGTGCATTCAAAAGCCAAAGCAAATTATTTTCGTCCTCATAGGACATCTCGACATCAGAGGCAGGTTCATAGTGCTCACGAACATACTGCACCCATACAGATTCCTGCTTGCTCATTTTTTCCTCCTGTTCGTGATTGGAATGCGCCGTTCAACGCTCAGTCCACCAAAGCCATCTGCAGTAACGTGGTACTGATAATTGGCATCCCGAATAATGACCTTTTCACCAGCCAGAAGCCCCGGGTACTGCGTGTTCAACACACCGGTGAGCCTTGCATAGGTCTTGGGCTTGAGCTGAATTTTGCTCTCGCTCCTCTGCGGAGACGGTGCGTACTTGGTTTTCTCTATTTTACCGCTCCCGCCGCCGCTTGTAAAGCGTCCGTCGGAGGGGTCGTGGCGGGAGTTGAAATCGAATACCGAGGTGTCCGCAGTAGGAACCTCAATTCCGGTCAGATTTTCTGTCAGCCCCGCCAGCGGGTCGCGCAGGGCGGTCACGTCCTGATAAGTCTTGCCCGCATTAGCGGCAATGGCTTCATCGGTGATACTGCCGAACATGCCGGTCTCATCGCTCAGGCGGCGCAGCTCCTGCTGTGCAGCGGGCACATCCAGCAAGCCGGACTGAAACGCACTAACGATGCTGTCAGCCTTGATTTTTGCAATGTCGGCGGTCTCTTTTGCGGTTGGTGTCCACAGCGGCGGGAAGCTGAGGTCTGCATCTTCCAGTTGGATGCCTGCGGAACGGGCCAGAACAGGCAGCAGCTTTTCCAGAACCGGGCGCAGTCTGCTTTCCCGCAGGGTATCCACATAGTCGTAGTAGTTCTTCAAATCGCTTTCGCCGGTGGCGTTCATGCCGGCAGGAGAGCGTCCGAACAGCTTCGTCATAGGGTAGTGGGATGCGCCGCACAGGTTCAGGCACATGCTCTCGTACACTTCCTGCAGGCCGGTGAAGGTGTACTGTGTATTGTTGATCTTGTTGCCCTGTTCCACCAGCTGTACACCAAAGTTGGAGCGCAGCACACTCTGGGCCTGCATGGTGTTCCAGAAGCGCCGCTGCACATCCGGGCTGGAAAGGGAAAGCAGCTGTTCCAGACCCTTGACCTCCATGGTGTTGATGTTGGCCTGAAAGGTTAGCGCTGCCATGTTGGCCGAAACATTATCGTGGGCCACAACATCCTTGTACAGGGCTTCCACCTCGGATTCGCCCCAGTAAAGCTCCGCCTGCCGTTCCAGTTCCGGCAGTTCTCTGCCAATGAACCGGACGACGCGGGAGTGATGCACCCGGGTGACGATATGCCCGGCGGCATCGTTGATGGAATAGAACGCAGGCACCACCTCGCCACCCTCAAAGGTCAGGCCCGGTTCCGGTGAGATACCCTGCCAGCGGTCAAGGATGTACAGGCCCCGGAAACTGCCGGGCTGGATGCTGTCGGGGTCCAGCGGTTGGGAAAGGTCGGTCTGCCCGGCGATCAGGATCAGCCCGGCGGCACCGCCATACAGGCGACCCCATTTCAGGCCGGTGGAAATACATCTGCGCAGACCGGCGCGCTGCTCAGCACGATGCAGAGCTTTCAGCTGATCGGGCGCAGCGTCCTTGAGTTCGTACCATTCCCGCAGCATATCGTCCACCATCAGGCCAACAACATTCTGCACGACCCAGTTTTCACGGTAGAGGCTGTTGAGCAGCGCATAGTTGCCGGTCATTCGGGTGAGCGGATAGCTGGTGGCTTCCAGCGGGCTCTGGCTGCCATAGCCCAGCCGGAACAGCGGGTTGGAGAAAGCATCCAGTGTCAGGGTATTCGGTTGTGTGCCCCCGGCGGGGCGGTTCTTGTTACGCCTTGACATGCTCAAACCTCCAATCAGGCAGGGAATTTACAAAATAGCGTAGGGCATCCATTGCGTGGTCGTTTTCCTTTACGGGTTTCTCCACGCCCAGCAGTGCAGCCTTATCGTCCCAGCGGTAAAGGCCAAACTCGTCCAACAGACCGGTGCAGGCTTTGTTTACCAGAAGGCGGCGCTTGGAGATCAGGGTGCTGCACCGGCGGATGCCGTTCAGTACATCGTTGTTGGCTTCCATGACATAGACGCCGCGCTGGCGCAGTGCGGTGATGAAAGATGCCGCCGACGGGTCCACATAGGCCGCACAGGGGTTATCTCCCATAAAGGCCATGAAGTCGTCGGCATATTCTTCATCGGTTTTCTGGCGGCGTTCCTTGCGGCCATCCCATCGGTATTCCCGGTCAACACGGACAGTTTCACCGTCGTCAAAGATCGAGAGAAAACAGGTTGGGTTCAAGGTTCCGTAGTCTACCGCAATGGTGCGGGTGGAAACGGCCTGCATTGCAGTGGGCGGAACCGTATAGACATTGGCCGTGAAGTCAAACATATCGTAGATCAGGCCCTCGGCGGCTCTGCGCTGGCCCAGAATGTCGCGGGCGTACCAGATACTCTTGCGGTCATAGGTGGCCAGCACGGCCCGCAGACGGTCGTCTGAAATGCTCATGTTGTCCGCGATGGTGAAGTGGCCGTAGTTCAGGCCATAGTCGGGGTTCTCACGCTGCTTCGCTTCGTGGAAGTCCAGAATGGTCTTGTAGTACCAGTGACCCTCAGCCTTGGGGTTCAGGTCGTGAAACACTTTTCTGTCCGGGCTGGACAGGGTACGGTCGAACACTTCCTGAATGAATGCTTCGCTGCACTCGTTCACCTCGGTGATGTATGCGGTACCGTAGGTGTTGCCCTTGATGAGCTTTTCATCACCGGCTTTGCCACCGCCGGATACCAGCACCACCTTTTCGCCGGTGGCCGTCTGAATGTACAGGCAGTCGCGGTTCTGGTAGGTGCCCTCACGGCAGCGGCCCTCAAAATAGTTTTTCAGGCCGAAGCCGTCACAGTCCAGAATGTTCAGCCGGGCCGTTGCAGTGGATACGCCCGCAATGAGGTGTATTCTGCTGGGATGCTTTTCCAGAATGGTGCAGTAAGCCATGGTGATAAGAACGTTCTTGCCGCCGCGCTTGCCGCCCTCGGCCACATTGAACCAGTGGTCGAAGCAGTTCCAGAAGAAACGCATCTGGTTTTGGGAAAAAGGTGCAGGGATGTTCATGTCTCAAAATCCTTGATATCGCGGTCAGGCACAGGGTGCTGCAGCAGTTCGGCAAGGGTCTGAATCTCTTCTTTCTGGGCCGCTGCAGTTCCTTTTTCGGCTGCGCTATTATACATGCCCAAATGCTTGCCCAACAGGTCAAGTGCTCGGAGCTTATCTGCAAGTTTGACCTCGTGTTCCAAACCGTCCTCGCCAAAGCTCTTGACCTTGATGGACTGGATTGCGGCCAGATCATCCCGGGAGGCATCCAGTTTGACAGAAGCAGTCTCCGGGTCGATCAGGTCGCTGGCGTTGGCAAATGCAATCTTGGCAAGCTCTCGAACGACACGATCAGCAGATACACCGGTCCGGCGGCTCTGCTCAGCCTGCAGCTGGGCAATGCGATTTTGAATGCTAACATTTGCTAACAGCCGGGGTGCCTGTTCTCTTGCGGTTTTGGGGCTGTATCCGGCGCGGATGGCCGCTTGAGTGGCGTTCAGGTCGATCATATATTCTTCACAGAAACGATCCTGCTTGTCGGTCATCCTCACCACCTCTCTTGCCGTAAAATCAAAAAGCCGCCCGGAAGATCCGAACGGCGGGATATAACAAAGAAACCCGGCTGGTGCATTCAGGCTGTTGGTCGGGAAAGGTGATCCTCTGTGTCAGCCGGGCAGCACAAAGCCCGCAGGGATGAAGGGAGTAAGTCTTTCCTGCGGGCTTCGGCATTTTAAATTTTAGCAGGGGTTGACAGTATTATCAAGTCCGGTTCGCTCCGGTTCAGTCCGGACTTTTGATATCCAGTCTTTTTATGGCCGCGCTGTGGCGCTGGAACATCTGGCTGCGGGAACTGCGGATGTTGATCGCGATGTCCGGCCAGTCCTCCAGCAGGATGTACCGCCGGAACAGGATCATGAAATCCACCTCATCGTCCAGCTGGCTGAACACCTCCATGATCTCGGCCCGGATGGTGTCGCACACGGCAGACTGCGCCTCAGCGGCCCGGCGGGCCTCGTCGATGCGTTCCACACTGCGGGGCAGAGCCTGTCCGTCGCCGCTGCCGCCCGGCACAGGGGAAAAGCGCTGGGTGGTGTGGGTGGCATCGGTCTGCAGCGTGGCCAGCTCGTCCAGTTTGAGCAGCTCGAACCGCTTGGCCGTCCGGTACCGCCAGAGCCATGCCTTTTTCTCTTCGTAGGTCATTTACAGTTCCTCCACCCGGACGAACACGCCGCAGGGGTCCGACCAGAATTTCTCCACGATCTCGCTGCACACCTGCGCGTCATCGGCCCAGAAGTGCAGGCGGGTCATTTCGTCCTTGAGGGCCTTTTCCAGATTGTCGGTGTCCGGCTTTGCGGTGCGCCAGCTGCCGTTTTTGCGGCCCTCGGCAGGGAAGCACCACTTGACCAGCAGACGCACCGGACGGCCTGCGGGGATGGGCTTTTCCGGCGCGTGGGGTGCCAGATGGGCGTGGAGCTTGGCACGGGTTTGTTTCAGTTCCGGGCTGTCGTGGAGCACCGCGTGCGGCTGCCCGCCCTTCATGTAGGCGTGCAGCTGTTTTGCATTGTGGGTAGTGGTGGGCGGCTGCATGGGGAGAAAGAATTGCATGTACATGGGGTTCACCTCGTTTTTCTTTTTCTCAGGGTTCGCCAACGTGATGGGGAGGGTTCCCCGAATGGATGGGGGCTGTGGTCGCCCCATCCTTCGGGAGACCCCATCACAATTGCAGTTGCAGTTTTAGCTATTATATATAGGCTATTTTGCACTGCAAAATCTGCAGTCATAGCGGCTATAACTGCAAAATTGCAGTTTTTCGTGTCGTGCAAAATAGCGGCTATTTCTGCATTTTTACAACAAATTGTAATCGGACTTATTACGGTTTGTTTAACCTGCGCTGCCGGGCTCCTTGCGTCCCACTTTCTCGCCATCGATCCAGAAACGTCCGTCATCTTTCAGCCGCGTCTTGATGGTGCGGGGCTTCAGGTCCATGTACTCGGCCAGCGCATAGACGGTAACTTCGCCGTCCATCATGCAGGCTTCAAAGGCGGTGTCCAGTTCGGCCTTTTTGTCCTTGGTCACCTTGCCTTTATCGCCCCAGCGCTTGGCGGCACCGCGGCTGCCCAGCGTTTTGAAATCGCTGTCCGGCTGCAGGTCCTCCAGCAGGCCGGTGTCCAGCTTGTGCACGGGGTAGTCGAACCAGAGGTTCACCGGGTCGAAGCGGGCGAACTCGCGCAGGGTGCCTTCGATGCGCCATGCGGTCATGCCGTCTGCCTTTTTCTCGGCAGCCGCGACCTCAGCATCGATGGCCCGCAGATCTGCAAGGCCCAGTTTTTCCTTTGCGATGGTCGGCATCCGGTGGCGGCTGAGGGTATCATCCAAGCCGTAGGCATCCGCATGACCGCGTTTGTCCAACATGGCCTTGATCACGCGGCAGGCGGCTTTGTTATGCAGCTGTTCCCGGATGGCATCGGTGGGCACCAGCTCGGTCATGTCCAGCATGGCATCCGGGTCGCGGGCGAACACGCCGGAGCCGGATGCGCGGTCCATGCTGCGCTTGCCGCCCTGGGCACCTTTGCTGTGGTGATGGCAGTAGATCACAGCGCAGTCCAGCGCGCGGCACACAAGGTCGAACTGGTTGCAGAACTTTGCCATCTGGTCGGCAGAGTTCTCATCGCCGGTGATGACCTTATAAATGGGGTCGAGGATCACGGCGGTGTAGCCTTTTTCCTGGGCCCGGCGGATGAGCTTTGGGGCCAGCTTGTCCATGGGCACGGACGCGCCGCGCAGGTTCCAGATGTCGATGTTTCGCAGGTTCTGCGGGGGCAGGCCGAGGGCGGTGTACACGTCCTTGAAGCGGTGCAGGCAGGAGGCCCGGTCCAGCTCCAGATTGATGTACAGTACCTTGCCCTGTGCGCAGGAGAACCGGCCCAGCCACGGCCTGCCTTCGGCGATGGCGATGCACAGTTCGATGAGGGCAAAGCTCTTGCCCGCCTTGCTGGGGCCTGCCAGCAGCATCTTGTGGCCCTTGCGCAGCACCCCGGTGATGAGGGCATCGGCCAGCGGGGGCAGGCTCTCCCAGTCGTCGGCCAGACTCTCGGTCTCGGGCAGCTCGTCGGTCTCCGCTTCCAGCCAGTCCCGCCACTCATCCCAGCAGGATTTTCCGATGTTCGTTTCCAGCAGCACCTGCCGTTTGTCACCGCGCAGGATGCCGGGCATCCGGGAAAGGCGAGAAGGGTTGCGGTTCTGCTGGTCGATGGTCAGGCCGTTTTTCTGGCAGGCGGAATAGAGATAATCCACACGCCTGCGGTACTCGGCATAGTCCGGGGCATCCACCTTGACGATGGCGTGGACGCTCTTGCCGCCGGAGTAGACCAGCGCGGCACAGGGCAGTTCCAGCTGCTTGATGATGGCCTGCTGCTTGCCCAGCTCCATGTTGTCGCACTCCACGAGGGCATAGCGGTAGGCAGTAATATTGGCATCCTTGCGTCCGGTGCCGTCCACAGGGTTGAAGCAGATCCATGCACCTACTTCAGGATCACAGTCGCCCACCACCTTGCCGAGGTCACCGCCGCAGGCATCCAGCTCGGTGATGAGCTGCCCTGCGGTGCGGGTCCAGCTGCCTTTTGCAGGGCGGCGGCGGTCGGCGGCCATAAAGCTTTCGGTCACATAGGCCACATATTCATCCGGCTCAAACAGGGCCTGCAGGTAGCGTTTGAGCTGATCCACAGGGTCCCACTGTTCAGGCAGGGCCAGCTCGTGGGCTTCCACCCAGCGTGGGTCTACCAGACGACCCTCGGTTTGTGCGCCGGTGCCGGCAGAAATATCATCGTTCCAGTCCAGAGCGTGGCCTGCGGGGCCGCTCCATCCGTGGGAGTAGGCCAGCTGAAAAATGCTGCTTGCGGTGACGGGGCTGGCCCCGCCGCCGTGAAAGCTTTCCCATTTCTTGACACACTCGCCCTTGTGATAGCGGCCCGCATCGCGGGTGCTCCACTGTTCCCAGAGGGTAACGGGCAGGCCGGAATCCTTCAGGGCCATGCCCACCATGAGCCATTCGTCATAGGTCAGGGCGGACGGGGATACGAAGTCCAATGCTTCCTTGAGTTCATTTTCATGTTCCATTCGCGTTACCATCCGAAGTCAATGTCTGATGTGGGCGGCTCCTGTGCAGGAGTGTAAGTCTTTGGGTTCACGCCCTTGGGCACGCCGCGCCAGCCCTGCACCGCAATGCGGTCGATCATGTGTTTGGCTGCATCGAAACTCCACGTGCCCACGCTCTGGAAACCATAACGTTCCAGCACGCGGATCTGCTTGGGTGTGGTCAAGCCTTCAGCGCGGCGCTTGTTCAACCGGTCCAGCAGCAGGGAAGCCTTGCCTGCGGATTCCACCGCGTCCGGCAGGATGCCCATTTTCTCAAGAGCAGCAGTCTGTTCAGCGCTGGGCGGGCCTGCTTCCCAGCCAAAGACCGGCACATATCCGGCAAGGTCCTCGGCCTGAATACTCATCTCGTACTGCAGCGGGTCCACGAGACGGGCTTTTTTGCGGCGCTGTTCTTCCAGCTGTTTTGCAAGTGCTTCTTCCCGCTGGGCCACCACGTCCTCGCTGGCCTGCACGGCTGCTTTCTCGATGTCCTCCGGGCATCCGGTCTGGGCCAGATTTTCGGTCATCTGCCGGGCCACGGCGCGGTCCTCACAAACCAGATCAGCCGGGCGGCACAGCTCGTGTTTGTCGGTCATCCACAAAAAATCCAGCAAAAGCAGATCGCTCTTGCCCGGGGAGAGCCGGGTGCCGCGCCCTACCATCTGGCTGTACAGGCTGCGTACCTTGGTGGGCCGCAGCACCACCACGCAGTCAACAGACGGGCAGTCCCAGCCCTCGGTGAGCAGCATGGAGTTGCACAGCACGTTGTATTTGCCTGCATCGAAATCCGCCAGCACTTCCTTGCGGTCGGTGCTCTGGCCGTTGACCTCGGCGGCACGGAATCCATGGGAGTTCAGCAGGTCGCGGAACTTCTGGCTGGTCTTGATGAGGGGTAGGAACACCACCGTTTTGCGGCCTTTGCAGCGCTGGGCCATCTCGGCGGCGATCTGTTCCAGATAGGGGTCAAGCGCAGTGCCGAGGTCTCCCACGGCGTAGTCCCCGCCGCTCATGGTGACAGAAGAAATGTCCAGCTTCAGCGGAATGGTCTGGGCCATGATGCGGCACAGATAGCCCTCTTTGATGGCATCGGTCAGCTTATACTCAAAGGCAAGGCTGTCGAACACCTCGCCCAGATTGCGCATGTCGCCGCGATCCGGCGTGGCGGTCACGCCCAGCACCTTGGCGCTGCCGAAGTAGTCGAGGATGCGGCGGTAGCCGTCGGTAATGGCGTGGTGGGCCTCGTCGATGATGATAGTGCCAAAGTAATCATGCGGAAAGCGTTCCAGCCGGGCGGTGCGCTGCAGGGTCTTCACGCTGCCCACCACCACACGGAACCATGTATTCAGACAGGTGGCATCTGCCTTTTCCACCGCGCTGACAAGGCCGGTGGAGCGCTGCAGCTTGTCCGCTGCCTGTTCCAGCAGCTCACCGCGATGCGCCAGAATGAGCACCCGGTCACCGGCGCGCACCTGATCGGCAGCTACCGATGCAAACACAATGGTCTTGCCGGTGCCGGTAGGCAGCACCAACAGGGTGCGGGTGTGGCCGTTCTCCCACTCGGCGTGGATGCGTTCACGGGCCTGCTGCTGGTAGGGTCTCAGTTCCTGCCCCATCAGAATGCCCCCTGCGTCCAGCCCTGAGTGGGTGCGGCCTTGGGTTCCGGCGGCGGCAGGAAGCGCTGCACCTCATTGCTCTGGCCGGTCTCACCTGCATGAGGACCGCTCTGCTTGGTGTACTCGTGGATACCCAGCTTGCAGATGCCTTTGGCACCCACGATCTCGTTCCAGCGGGGGCGGAAGGTCTCGCCGCGCTTGCACTGACCGATGCTCTCGAAGAAAGCCCCCAGCAGACCCTGCGTTTTGGTGTGAAGATACAGGCGGTGGGTGACGGTGGTGTCGCCCTTGGCCCCGCCGAAGATCTTCAGGGTCAGCTTTGCCATGGAGCAGGGCGGCAGCTTGGCGCTGCCCTCAAAGCGGGCACGCTCCATGCCGGTGACCTCAAAGGCATACTCGCCCTCGGGCAGGAGCACGAACTCCTGCTGCTCGTTGGTAAATTCGTCGTCCCAGCTCAGGGCGCGGTCGGTGGTGTTCATTTCGTTCATAAGTAATTACTCCTTTATTATAAAACTCCTTCAGTCACGCTTACACGTGCCAGCTCCCTCCGTGAGGGAGCCTGTTAAAACGGGATATCACGGTTATCCAGCACCATCTGGAACACCTGCGGCCATGCGGCGATCAGACAGCCCTCCACAAAGTCAGCGGGGTAGTCCTTGATGGGCATATCCTCCGGGAAATAGCCCCGTTTGCCCACAACGCCCTGCAGTTCTTCACAGCTGACCTTGTTGGCGCTCATCAGAGCGGCCAGCTTTTCCGGCACGCCCAGACTGAGCAGAACATTTTTCTCGGAGCTTTCCTGCAGCGGTGCGGGCTGCGGCTGAGCCACCGGCTTTGCTTCCTGCTGCGGGCTGGGCAGGATGTCGGCTTCCGGCTGGGAACGCGGCTGCGGTTCCGGTTTCGGTGCCTGTGCAGACATAGCGCCGGGGATGCAGGCGGCAATGCTGGCATAGTCAAAGGGTACTTCCTCCGGCAAGTCAAAGCGGTTTTTGGCATCCCAGCAGGGGTGATGCGCGGTGTACAGTACACGCCTGCCGCCGCTGGCCTTGCTCTTGGCGTTCTTGCCGTCGCCCACCTTTTCCACAACGGTCTTGTAGTTGGCAAACAGCAGCATATCGCACCACTCGCGCAGCAGCGGGGCCACCTGTTTGGAAGTTTTCATGCTCCAGCGGTCGTAGTTGCCCACGGCATCCGGCTGCTCAAATTTGGTAATAGCGGCATGGGCCAGCACCACCACGTTGTGCCCGGCCTGCAGCACCTCTTCCAGCGCGTCCAGCAGCTTGCCGAACTCTTCCTTAATATAGGTGTAGCCCTTGCCGTAGCCGAAATCTTCGATGCCGTTCACCTTGGCTTTGGCACACACGGCCTGAATGCACAGGCGTTCAGCCCAGTCGGCGGTATCAATGACCAGCGTGCCGCAGGGGACACTGCCCTTGCGTACCTCGGCCACCTCATCCAGCAGCATGGCCCAGCTGGTGGGTTGGGGCAGGCGCTTGACGTTCAGCCGCTTGGTGCCGCCCTCGGTGTCGATGAAAACAGGATCCGGAAAATGGGATGCAAAGGTGGATTTGCCGATGCCCTCCGGGGCGTACAGCACGGTTTTGACCGGCGCGGTCTGGATGCCGGTGGTAACTGCATATTTGCTCATTTAGAACGCTCCTTTCGTCCAGCTTTTCTGCTGGGGCTTTTCGGTGACGGGCGGCAGGGTGGGTTCGGCATCCTTCACCATGCCGTCCTCAATGATGATCTGGCATTCACTGCCGGTGGAAACGCGGGTGGCAATGGCCTGCAGGTGTTCTGCTTCCAGCCATGCGGAAAACTCCTGCAGGGTGGTCATGTCCATCTGTTCCAGCTTGTCCAGCAGCACGAAACCGCAGTCCGGGTTCAGGCGGCGGACGATGGCAGCGGCCACCCGCAGCTGGTCGCTGCCGGACATATCCCGCCAGTGCTTGCCTTTATAAGTAAGGGCACCGTCCTCTACGCCAAGGCCCGGCAGGGGCAGGTCGGCACCGTTCAGCAGGGCCATACGGTCGGCACGCTTCTGCGTGATGGCTTCAGTCAGGCGCTTATATTCACTGTCATACTGGGCAGCCTCGTCCTCGGCGCGGGATTTTTCGAGGTTGGCGCGGACTTTGCGGTTGATCTCCTCAATATCCCGGACGGATGCTTCCAGTTCGGCAGTGGATTCGTCCTGAAGCTGTTCCGCCGTTTTGCTGGCATCCATGGCCTGCGTGAACAGCAGCGTGTGCTTCTTGCTCACTTCTTCCCTCTGTGCAGTCAATTCGGCGATGCGCTCATCCAGACGGTGCATTTCTTCCAGCGCCGCATCCCGCTGGCGGGCCAGCTCATGGAACTGCTGGCGCTTGCGCTGGTTCTCGCCGTTGCGGGCCAGAATTTCCTGCTGCTGGCGGATGAGGTCGGACGCGCTGACCGGCTCATCCGGCGCATCCGGGTAGGAGATCAGCTCCTCGGCAAAGTGCTTTTTCTGCTGGGCCAGCTGGCCGGTGAAGGTGCGCTTGTCGTACAGGGCCTTGATCTCCATGTCACGGGTGTGCAGCTCGGTGCCGATGCCGATGATCCGGAGCAGGATGTCTGCTTTCTCCTTGTCGGATGCTTCCATGAAGCGGGGCAAGTCCAGTGCCAGCGGCTCCACAAAGGCGTTCAGCAGCTGCTGCCCGCTGCGCCGCCCGGTGGGGTCAGTGACGGTCAGACTGGCATTCTTGCCCTTGCGTTCCACCACCACACCGTTGGAAAGCTTGACCTTCAGATGCGCCGGAGCCACTGCGCCGTCCCGCTGGGCAGCGTCCGGGCGGAAACGGTCGCCGCCCAGTGCCCATGCCAGAGCATCCAGTACACTGGTCTTGCCCTGATTGTTGTTGCCGCCCACGAGGGTGAGCCCGGTGGGCGACGGCGTGAGTGCAACGGCCTTGATGCGTTTGACGTTTTCGGCCTCTAAGGCCATGATCTTTACAGACATGCGGATACCTCCCCTTGAGCGGATGCGAGTGTGTGCACGAACTGGTTGATTGCGGTCTCCCTCTGGTCATCCGGCAATTTGCGGAACTGCATTTTAGCGGACTGGACGATGCTTGTGATGGAGCGCCCGGCCAGAATGATGCTGTCGTAGGCATCGCGGGCATCCTGTTCCTGCTGTGCCTTATAGTCCGCAGTCATTCCGGCCGCAATCTCGTAAGCTTTTTCGCCTGCCCGCCGGTCTACCTCTTCCTCATCCACCACGGCAGCGATGGGCTGCTTTTTCAGGGCCGCATTTTCTTCCTGCAGCTTATCCGCCCGGAGCTTTGCCGCTTCGGCCACCTGCCGGGAGCCGGAAAGCTGGTTCTCTGCGTTCTTGGCCCGGGCTTCGGCCTTGTCGGCACGGTCTTTTTCCTGTGAGACCTTCAGACCCAGCCGGTTGCAATCCTTGGCGGTGCTCAGCTGGTCAGCACGGGCCTTGTCCCGTTCGGTTTCGGCCCGGTCGGCACGGGCTCGTTCCCGGTCTGCCTGGTTCATGGCCTCCACCCGGTCGGTGCGGAGCTGCTGGTTTTCCTTGAGCAGATCCTGATAGGCTTTGTTCGTGGTGACCTCACCGTTCTTGACCTTCTCCACCAGCTCCGGCGGGGCGCTGGGTTTTGCCACGGCGTACAGCAGGGTGGGCGGCAAGCTTTCCAGAATGGCCTGCTGCCGGGGGCTGCTGTCAGCCAGCAGTGCGGAGACTTGCAGCAGCCGGTAGGCGCTGTCTTTGGTGATGCCAATGTGCAGGCACCATGCACGGAAACTGTCCTCTCCACGGTTGCCGTGCTTCGAGTTGTCGCATTGTGCGACAACTCCGCACAGCTCATCGTGTGCCAGTGCAATGTTGTCACCCATGTAAACAAGACCCTTTTCGGCCAGTTTCTTGCCGTGAAGATATCCGTTTTCTGCAAGATGCAGGGTCGCCACGGTCTGTTCAGGCAGGCCGGAATAATCAAACTCCGGGCACTTGTCCTTCCGAATGAAAGTCAGGGGCTTCTCCTGCGGGGCACCACCAGTCATTGAGAGAAGTGGTGCAGAAGAACCGCCCGCCGATGCGGCAGGGACCGATTCGCAGTTCTGCAGGGATGTCGCGGGGGTCGATGCGCTTGCATCCGCCCCGCTCTCCGAGGTGGTCGGCGTTGCCGCTGTGGCAGTCGGGACAGCATTCTCTGCCGTAGTCACAGCAGTATCCGCATTCTGGGCAGGTGCACATGCGAAAACCTCCTTTGCTTTTTTAATGTCGGCAAGAATCTTTTCCATTTCCTGCTGCGGTGTCATGTCCTTGCGGCTGCCATTCGGAGTAAAAAACTGACCAAGCAGCTCTCTTTTTGCGGCAACACCTTTCAGATTCTGAGCGCAGGTGATAGTCAGGCAGTAACGGCCATCAGATCCATAGTCCGATGCACGAATATCTTTGGAAAACGAGCCAAAAATCTCTCTGTCTGGATAAGTATCTTTGATCCATGCGGAGACCTGAGACAAAAAGTCGAAGTCCAAACTGTGCACTCGACAGGTGCATTTATCCTTGATAGAGCCAGCGAACTCTGACGCATAAGTGAGGGTCTTGCTCATCCGGCACTCGTAGCCCCGAGTCTCCCGGCTGACAGTTCTAGCACTTTCATCCCATTGAAAGTCTCCGTATGGCATGGCGTAGGGGCATCCCCAGCACTCATGGCCGGGTGCATAGCCAGACAGACGGTTGCCAGTGGTACTGGTATCGGTGGATTTCTTCACTCGCCGTCCGCATTTGCAGATATAGGTAGTCATACCCTTACCTCCGTGTCCTTGAGGCGGTCCAGCATCTCGGCCTGCACATCCTTGCTCATGGGCTGGATGTCGTTGCCCTTCCAGCCATAGCAGAGGATAGGGCCGTAGATATGCTGGCCGCGATAGATACGGTTCAGGTCTCTGCCCATGATGCCGTACACCAGCACTGCCGGGGTGCGTGGCAGGACTTTCTGCTCACAGGGGCACCGCAGCAGTGCTTCGATGCCCTGCAGCGTGTCCGGCAGGGTGGTGACTACCGGTTCTTTGCCCGGTTCGATCAAAATTCCTTTCATTGTAAAACCTCCGATTTTGTGATATCATCGGGGTGATGAAGTCGTTCAAACTCATCATCCCTTGCAGCTCGTCGGTGTTGGCGCACCGGCGGGCTTTTTTCGTATAGTGCGTACCGGCGGCAGGCTGTCCACCTCGCTGCGGTCGATACGTTCCCGCGCAAATGTGTACTTGTAAGTTCGATGGCTGCCGTTGAGCCCATGGCTGACGGCAGACGCAAAGCTGTTCGCGCTCTTGTAGCCCAGCCGCCAGGCACACATCTCAGACGTGCCGGATGCCAGCAGATCGCCGGTCTTTGCGTCCCAGACGGTGTACCACATGACGCTGGCAGCGTTTTCATTACGCGCCCTGTAATCCCTGCAATATTGGTTGTGGTGCTCTCTGCGGCAGGAAGCGCAAAAGCGCAGGTTGCCAGCAACATTTTCCATCACCTTGCCGCAGTCCAAACAGACGCGGGTAAAGTGCTTTCCTTTATTCATGGGTGGTGTCAGCCCGCCTTCCTGCCGCTCTTCACGGTGTTGCGGGGCT